AATATGCCTCTTAATTATTTAGACTATGATACTAATTTACCAAGTGTTAGCAGTTTATTAGCTCAGCTTACGGGTCCTCCTAATATTCCGACGGAATCAATACAGTATGATACTTTACGTATCCATCTGGTTTCAGGTTTTAGTTTTGCTGCACAGGGAGATGGCTTTATTTTTGAAATACAAATTACTGATAAAAACGGAGGAAAGCATAATTTAACTTCTATAACTTACTTAAATAGTGACAGTTATGAAATACTTAATCCTGATGAGTTTATAGTTGGCGAAAGACTTTATTCGAGTTACATTGAATTAAAAATACCTGCATTAAGCTATCTTAATACTGTAAGTACTTTATCACCAGGTGATACTAATAGTCTTTCATATATCTTAACTAATGGTATTGGAATCATGCCTAATAGCATGATTGATATTAGCCTTAAGAATATTACTGTTACACAGGTTGTTAATAGTTATAAGTATTTTATACCAGGTGAACAGGTTAGTACAAGTATTAGCATGACTGATGAGTATTCTAGTCTTTCAGCAGTAGTACAAGAATCACTTGATGGTGATTATTTTGAAATATATGGTGAGTATAATGGTATCATCTATGAAGATTTTATAGCTATTTTAGATGGTCAACCGAATACTAAAATTATTGTTTTTCATGATGTTAAAGTAATCGAACAAGTCGGTCAAAACTTTTTTACAACAAGTGAAAATAGTTTCATGCAGTCTAATGACTTTGGAGTACCTTATAGATATAGACCTATTGTTTATAATTCTGCTAATGCTACATCATATAGCATAGAATATACACTTCGTATCTTTAATAAATACGATAATTCTCAAATTATAAGACAGGCTCAGTATACAACATTTGATGTTAAGAAATACGGCCGAAGAATGAGAAAGATTAATCTCGGAGTTGAACCTAATATTGCTAAAGTCTATAATACGTTACCAACTAATAAAACTGTAGTTAATTTAACGTCTTATAATAGAATGAATATAACACAGGGTAGTTCTACATCTGCAGTAGTACAGACAGAATTTGTAACCAGTTTTGTAGATAGAAATAGAATTAGTGCAAGTGTTAGTACAGTTAAAATAGTACCAGCAATACAACAACAAGGAGATGTAATACCTACAGCAAGAGGACAGTCAACTAGTTTTGCAGATATACCATTAAGACTTGAACAGATAAGTAGTACTGATAAAGTATATCAACAGGGTGAAGGTCCTATTTCAATTACACCATTTGATAATTTCTACTTATTTATTATTTATAATAATGCAAAATCTACAGCAGTTGGATTAGGAGAGCCTCAATTAGTAGATTTGACAAATGTTGGTACAATGTATATTAATTTTTACGATAAAGCAACAGGACTTAAAATTAAGCTTAAAAGCTATAATAACATAAAGGAGATTAATCCAGCAAACGGAGAAGTTGTTTTTAAAATACCTGCTGAGGAAGCTAATAAGATATTAGGTATAGATGATACTTCATTCTACATATCAACTGTACTTGAAACAGGCGGCGGTACAAGTGAAGAAACACTTTTATACACTGGAGTTTGGTATAATGCTAAGGGTAAATATGATAAAGTTGCTTCAGATACTATAGTTGATTTACAAACTTCATATAATAATTTAATCATTAGTACAACAGCTTCTAATAATGCCTATAATGCACAGGTTAATAGTCTTAAGTCTGAAATAAGTTATAACCAGCAATATATTAATAGTTTAGAAAATAAAATATCTGAGCTTGGAGGAGATATTAATAATTTACAGAATTCTTTATCTCAGTCACAGGATGCTGTAGCACAGGCACAGACATCTTATGCTCAAGCTGTAGCACAGGTTACTAGTATAAATAACGCAGCTACAAATAATGCAGCTTTGGATGTTTCTATACAAAATGGAATATCACCTGCAAGTGGTGATCCTACTATTAATGACATGACTAAAAACGGATTTGAAACGCCTAGCAAGCAAACATCTTATGAAAATATAAAAGGTATAAGTAGCGCAAAAATTATTATAAATAAATAATGATATTAAATTCCAGGGCTAATCTATTTCAATTTTCTTTTACAAGAAAATTTATACCACAACATATAGCTGATAAGTATAAACCTTATCTTAATAGAATACCGGGTAATTTAATTGAAGAGCCTATTGATTTTATTAATTATACAATACAGTCATTGAATTTACCAGGCGTAAGCTTTGAACCTGTTCAACAATCACAATATCCAGGTCGCCAGATATTATTTAGAAATAGCTTACCTGTTATGGAATTATTCCAAAAGGAAATGACAATTTCATTTCAGTTAGTTGATGGCTATGTAAATTATTGGATTCTTTTAGAAACACTTTTACACTATTATAATTTCAGTACTGAAGCACCTTATATCGAAGACCAAAATATTAATATATTAGATGCAGAAGGTAATTTAATGACAACTATCTGTTTACAAAAACCTATTATTAAGTCAATAAGTGATTTACAAGTTAGTTTTGCTACAAACGTGGCTGAATTTAAAACGTTCGACTTAACAATACTCTACAATCAACTAGATATAAGACTGTTTCAAGATTAATATATAATACATGCAAACATTTAATCAATACATAGATAACGATAAAATTAGCAGCTACGAATTACAATCTCTTAATGAGAATTTAATATCTGAGTTGACTCCTGAACAAGAAGCTGAAATAGATAAAGCTATTGATAGATTCGCTACTGAATATTTAAACCAAGGTAAAACAGTAACAGACTTACAAGAAGATTTAATGACCGAGGGTTTTATTGGTTCAATAATAGGCGGCTTAACAGGATTTGCTCTTGGTAGTACAGTTGGTAAAATAGTTGCCAGAGTACTTGGAGTACAAAACGGTATTTTATATGACATGCTTACCAGTCGATTAGTCGGAGCAGCACTAGGCGCAGCACTAGGCAAGAGGATTTAAGTATTTACACTTTTAAATTTATTTCATGATAAAAATTTTACCGAATTATTTCTTTATTGGAATTGACTTTTCAATTAATTCACCGGGTATATGTATTATAAAAAATTCACAACCCATTTGGATAAGCAGAAGTGTAAATCCAAAATCTAAAGCAGAACATCGTTTTACAGAACAGGTTACAGCATGTAAGGATGTTGACTACTCAAACTTCGCTTCTAATAATACTGAACACGATAATATTGATACTTATAGTAATAATGAGTATCAAAAGATTATTAGATATATCGATCGTGCTAATCTTATAGCAGAATCAATTGAAACCAGACTTAAATCTCTAGGCTATACTAAAGGTGTTGATATTTTACATTTTGCATTTGAAGGGTTCTCTTATGGTTCAAATACCAATAATATTATAGATATAGCAATTGCTACTGGCTTTTTAAAGGCTAAACTAATTGAAACTTATGACAAAATGACACTTGATGTTATGGCACCAGGTACTATTAAAAAGCAAGCAGGTTCAGGCCGATATAAAAAGAAGGAAATGTACGAGGTCTTTGTTGAAAATAGACATGGCGATCCTGTTCTTATTAATTCAGAGTTTTGGTCTCTTTGCCAAGATCAGAGAGGGAATAACAAGTTAATTAAGCCTACTGATGACTTGATTGATGCTTACTTTATAGCTTGGTCGTTACAGGCGAGATATTCTGAAAGAGAAAATACTGAGAGAGAAATACCTAAAAGTTCTAAGCGGCCTAGAGGTCAGGGCCGGTTTAAGGTCTAGATACCATCCACACCTCTGAAATAACCCTGTTAATTATTCTACACTCCTTTTAGGGGTTTGTTTCAAGACCTACTGTATTTACGGCAAAGAATATTTATACATAACAAATATGAAACATTATTCTGTATGTTCAATATATAAACCATACTGATAGCAAGTTTACTGGCCAGTTACAATGTTTATTCAGGCAAATTAAAAGGCAAATTTAAAAATTAATAAAATGGCAAAAAAACAAATCGAAGATTTCGATATCTTCTCAACTAGCGTCGGCGACATCGACCTTTACAAAAGAGATAAAAAGGACAGCGTGTTCTATTCTCCAAAAGCAAAAGACGGTGCAGACGGTACCTACAAGGCATTAATCAGATTCATGCCTAACATCAAAAATCCAAAACAACCTATTATTCGTAAATTTACTTACTGGCTTGAAAGCCCAGATGGTAAAGGTCAAAATTTTGACAGCCCGTCTACAGTAGGTGAAAAATGTCCTATTCAACAAGCATTCTATCGCTTAAAGAATAGCGAATCTGCAGTTGATCGTAAAATGGCTGAAAAGCTAAAAAGACGTGAACAATTCTATTCCTTAATTAAGGTTATTAAAGATCCACAAAAGCCTGAGAATGAAGGTCGTTATTTTATTTTAAAATACGGTACTAAATTAAAGCTAAAAATTGATGATGAAATGTCACCGAGTTTTGATGAACCAACACAAATCTTCAATCCACTTACAGGTAAAAACTTTGAACTTATTGTTACAAAGCAAGGAGACTATAATAACTATGATACTTCTAAATTCCAAAGCAAGAAAACACCTGTTTCCGTAAATGGTGAACCTGTTGATAACAGCGAAGAATCTAGAAAAGCGATTATGGAAGAATTGCAAAATGCACCAGACTTGACAACATTTGAATATCAGTCATGGAATGATGAAGATCGTTCAACTGTTGAAAGATTTCTTTCTTATTATTCTCAACGAGGAGCAACTATTGATAATGTAGTAAATGCTAAACCTAAAAGCAATTCAACATTTGAAACAGATGATAGTTTTATTACTGAGTCTGCTACACCTTCATCAGTTACACCTAAAAAGGCAGAAGCTAAAGCTAAGCCAGCATCTTCAGATACTGAAGATCTCAACGATTTCCTTGATGGACTAGGAATTTAGTATTAATTTAATCTACAAGGGGAGTCTAAAGCTCCCCTTTTTTATTTTTTATGTTGACTGAAATAGATTCTATAAAAATAGACGACAGTTTCAAATCTAAAGTTTTAGATCTTGTACAAACTGTATTAATTTCTAGACACGGCGCAGGGCCAAAGTCAAGAGTTAAAAAAATGCATAACAGATTAAATTTTGCATGCCCTTATTGCGGAGATAGCAGTACAGACTCTTTAAAAAAGAGAGGTAATTTATTTTGGGATAGCCTGCATTATCATTGTTATAATTACGGATGCGCCAGTCACAAAAACTTAAATGAGTTTATAAATGACTTTGTACCAAATGGT